TTGAACTGCTCAGCCGTTTCACCGGCCGCAACGGCTTTGTTCAACTCGGCCAGCAGGGGGTCAACCATGGGTGCCACCAGCGGGTGCCAGTCGGCCAGTGCCTGGTCCACCAGCTCATCAATCGCATCGTGGGCGCTTGTGCCAGGCTGGGTTGCTGCCAGCGCTGCGCGCGCAGCCGCCACTGCAGGCCTCGCATCGCCGGCCTGGCCGCTTTGGGTGGCGGCCGGCGCAGTACCCACAGGTGCCAGCACTGCTTCGCCATCGTCCGGCACCGGTATGCGCAGCTTGGCCTGGGCCCAGCTCACACCAATGGGCATGCCCACGCCCACCAGCTTGGGCAGTGCATCGGCATAGGCCACCAGGTCTTCGGCCTCGCCGGTGTCAAGTTTGAGCCGAGGCAGGCGGCGCAGGTCGGCACCGGGCACATTGACGAGCACCAGCTCGGCGATCAACTGGCGGCTCACTGAGTCTTCAATCAACCGGGTGTCGGCGTCACGAATGTCCATGCGCACCTGGTTGTGCACGCTGCCCAGCGCATGGCTGCCCTTGTCGCCGGCCTCGGCTGTGAGCGTCTGGCCCAAGATGGCCTTGCTCTCGGCCCGGTCCATCCGGTCCCACATGGCAGTGAAAGGCACTTCGCTGCCCACGGCCGCTTCGTGAAACTCCATGCTCATGCTCTGCGGGATGATGCCAGCCGCGTTGTGCCCGATCTCAGTCACAGCCTGCAGCAGCCGTCGCTTTTCTTCGGCGCTGGCACCGGCAGCGTATTTGCCCAGGCGCAGCGGCAGCCCGAAGATCTCCAGAAACTCTGCAAGGTCGCGCACCGCATAGTTCTTGAACAAGTACGGCCAGGCCAGCACGCGGGTCATCGGGATGCGCGTCACATAACCGCTGCGCGCCGGGTGCACATGCATCAGCCACGCGAAGGGCAGCAGCTCGGTGCCCATCACTGGCATTGCGCCATCGCCGTCGGTCACGGTGTCTGCCATGCTGCGCAGCAAAAAGCGGCGGCGGTCACCACTGGCCGTGAACAGCCGCTGGGGCTGCGCCGTGAGCCGCGGCAGCTTTATCGCTTTGCCGCCGCTGTCGGTGGTGACCTCCCACACTTTCTCGATGGCTGAATAACCCTTGAGCACCGCGTCGGTCATCGCAGCAATGACAAGCTCCAGCCCACCGGTGATGCCATCGGCCGTGCACTGCAGCAGCGCCATCCAGTCGCGCACACGCTCGGTCAGCAGCTTTTCGGCAGCGCTGGGGTTGGGCGGGGGCTCAATGCTCCAGGTCTGGCTGCTGATGGCCCCCTTGCGCTTTGACAACTCAGCAAACAGGTGCGCATCGCGCTCTTGCATGTCGTCAGCCAGCTCGGCCATGCCAACCAGATTGCCTTGTTCAGCGCCGGCCAGCAGGCTGTGCAGCCGTGCAGGTGTGAGCCCGCGTGCCGGGTGCTCATCAAACTCACGCTGGATCGGGCCCAGCCGGGCGGTTTGGGGTTCGCTCAGTGCACCCAGATCAAACGGGCGCCCTTGTGCATCGACGATGGCCATGGCTTGTGAACCTCATGTCTGTGAAAACGGGCCGGGGGCGCTTTGCGCACCCCCGGCCCATGCGGATGCCCCACCGCACCCGTGAAAATTGAATGGCGAGCCCTTTGGGACGGTTTGGTCACTGTCCAAACCTGCCGGCAAACTGGGCGCTGCGCAAAATCGAGCCGTTGCAGCCATCACCATGCCCCGCCGTCGGATGCGGCCAGGCTGTGTGCCGCATCGTCGTCGTCGTCGCGTGGCGGGCCGCTTAGGGCAGCACGGGCAGGTGCAGCACCATCCCAGCGCCGCCCACCAGCCGGTGCGGGCGTCCAGTCGGTCTCGCCGGCTTCGCGGTGGAAGGCGTACTCGGCCATCAGCAGGCTGATGGCGAAGTCGCCGTGGCGCCGGCCGCTCTTGCCTTCGCCGCCCTCGGCTGCTGCGGCACGTGCGCCAGCGCTGGCGGTATTGACGCGCGGCACCATCGGCACACCCTGCACCAAGGCGATGGCGCGCAGGTCGCCCTGGATAGGTTCGTCGCGTGGGATGTTGGTGAGCGTGCCGTCCTGCAGCCCGGCCTTGAGCTTTGGCATGTGGGCCAGGTACCAGGCGGCGCTGAGCTTGACTTGCTCCACCATCTCCACGCCATAGCGCTGTGCCGCCTTCTCGGCCAGCGCCGCGCCGTTGCCGGTAGCGTCCATCGCGCCGCCGCGAAAACGCCGGGTCTTTAGCGCATCTACCACCGCAAACAGGATCTGCTCCTGGCAGCTGAAGGGGCAGTTGCTCAGCTCAATGACCAGCTTGACTCGGTGCACCAGGTCGGTTTCTTCCTCAAGCACCGTGATCACGCTCAAGTCGGTACTGCGGGCAAAGTCCTGGCCAAACACGTGGCGGTGAAGCGGGCTCAGTCGAGCCAGGTGCGGGGCGATCTGCTCATTGATCCAGCCCTTGATAGCGTACTGGCGCACATCCTCGCTCAAGTAGGCGAAGGCATCGTCCCAGCGGCCACGCACCAGCGCCGGGCCGGTGGGGTTGGCCGGCGACCAGGTGGGCGCCATGCGCTCACTGATCAACGCCAGGCTCAGGTACTTGCCGGCCGAGCTGCTGGGGATGCAATCGAGCTCCTCGGCCGCGTCGTCGCCATAAAACGCATAGGCCTGGGCCACCCAGGCCGCCTCGGCCTCGGGGCTCCACGCACGGCTTCTGCGCAAGCACACCCGCTTGTACAGGCCATCGGCTACGGCATCTGCAAACGACACTCGGTGCACCGTGGCGCTGGCCCCGCGCTTGCCTGCGCGCACCTCCTCGGCCAGTTGGGCAAAGGGGTTCTCCACGCCATCGTGCGTTGACCAGATGCGTACCTTGTCGCCCCACAACAGCATGGCCATTGCGGCCTTGATCAGGCCGGCCAGCTCGGGCGCAAAGGCGGCCTCGTCAATGCCGATCACGCCCTGTTTGCCTCGCAGGTTGGTGGGGCGGCTGCTTAGCGCCACGATGCGTCGGCCGGTCTTGGGGAAATTGAGCTCGTAGGTCTTGATGAAGCGCTTGGCTGGATCGGCAATGTCGTCGCCGTCGTCGTAGAAGCCCTCGGCCACCTCGCCCGCCAGGTAGTCAAAGGCGCGGGCCCACATGCCGCAGGCCTCAATGAATTCGCGCGCCATATCCTGGGTGGCCGAGATGTAGAAGTAGTTGCTGCCTCCCTCGGCACAGGCGATCAGAACCGCATCAGCAGCCTCGGCCCAGGTCAGGCCTACGCGGCGCCCCTTCTCACAGATTTTGAGCTGGGCATCGTCGGCCAACCAATCCTGCTGGTAGGGCAAGAGGACGGCGGGCGGGCCTTGGTCTTGGGCCGCGGCTACGGAATGGGCGGCCGGCGCCAGCGGGTGAGGCTGCGGTGTCATGCTGGAGGCGCGGCGGGTGACGGGTCGCGCTTGACGATGCCCAAGATGCTCTCGCGGATCTCGGCGATGGTGCGTGCGTCGGCGCCGCCCTTCTTGGCGATCTTGGCGGCCTTGTCGGCAGCGGCCTTGGTGCGCGCCTCCACCTCGGCTGCCCAGCGCGCCTGGTTGACCTTGCTGCGGCTGAGCCGGCTCAGGCCCAGGGCGGCCTCGTTCATGATGCCCAGGCGCTCCAGCGGATCGGTGATCTCCTCGCTCTCGCGCACCTTGAGCAGCAGCTCGAACACCTCGCTCTGCACCAGGGCCATTGCGGCAGCGCTGCGATGGTCCGCCTCGTCAGGGGCCGTCTCGGCAATCAGGCGTGCGGCCTCGGTGGTTGCCCGAATGGCCTCTTGAGCCCGCTTGATGCGCTTGCTCTCCTCGCCCACCGCGCTCTTGCCGATGGTGATGGCTACGCCGCCCTGCTTGCACATGGCGTTGAGCTCCTCGGTCAGGGCGACGATGTCACCGTAGCCGCGCTCGACGATGGCTTTCTGCAGCCAGGCGCGCAGCTCGTCGGGCAGCGTAGCTATCTTGCTGACGGGCGGCATCGCTTACACCGGCCGTGGGCGTTGCACACCGGGGTGATCCACCCGGCCATCGGCCACGTCGAGGCCGCGTGGCGTGAGCGTGGCCACGGTCACATCGGGCGAAGGCGCCTCGATGGTCACAAGGCCTGCTTCACTCAGCCAGGCCAGATCACCGGCCAGCTTGTCGGCGCTCACGGTGTGGCCCACCTGGTCGCAGAAGTTGCGCAGCAAAAACGCATTGGCGCGGTACTGCGCCGCGTTGGACAAAGCCTTCAAGATCACCAGGCGGCGGTCTTGGGTTTCGAACTTTTCGTAGCTGATGGTGGGCATGGGCTGATCCTCTTGTTTGCAGTGCGCGATGGATGTTCTGCGTCGGCCGGCTACCGCCGAGACGAATGCAAGAAATCCTCAATGCGCGTGAGCGTGCTGCGCAGCTGGCCCATCGAATCGCTGATGCCCTGCGTCTGCTGTTGGATCTGCTTGACCGTGCCTTCGAGCTTGCTCAGGTCTTCATTGGTGGGCATGTGCTCCATGTGCGACTCAATGCGGGTGAGGCGCTCAGCATGGCCGTCGATACGATCGGCGATGTGCTCTTTGAGTTCGACCACCGATTGTGAGGCGTCTTCACCCGGCTTGCGCAGAAACAGCACCACGGTGTTGCCCAGAGTCCAGATGGCCAGCAAGGCCTGCAGGTACGGATTCAGATCAGAGAGGGTCATGGTGTTTCCAAAAAATTGGTGTGCGATGCTGCAGTGGTTTCCGGGTAAACGACACGCTTCCACTTGTCAGCAGACAAGCCCCGGTCGTCCAGGTACATGTCAGTCATCTCGGCATGCTTGTGCCCCAGCAGCGTTTGCACATGCTCATGCGTGAGGCCCTGGGCGACGTATGTGCGGCACGACAAGCTGCGCACCTCGTGCAGGCTGGGCCAAGCAAAGCGGTCATACGCCGCAGGCCCCATCACCGTCACGATGTGCTCATGAAAGCGTGCTGAGAGCGACGACATCTCAATCGCTGATCCGCCCGCAGTGCGCAGCAACGTAGGCCCTGGTTTGGCAGAGTGCCTGCAGTGCTCGATCACGTCGCCCAAGGTCATGTCGACGGCATCCATGCGCAAGCACAGCGGTATCTCGACTCGCGCCCCAATCGGCTTGCCGGCCTTCTTTTGCTGCTCGACGCGCAGGTATTGCTGGCCGGCCGCGTCGGTGATGATGTCGGCGAATGCCATCTTGGCCAGGTCAGCCCGGCGCTGGCCGGTCACCAGCGCCAGCAGCAGCATCGACTCGACCCAGCGTTGCGAGCTGGTCTTTGACAACAGCCGCATAGCTCGCCAAACGTCGAGTGTTAGCCGTGCGCGCAGGCCCGGGTGCTTGGGCGGTTTGATGTGCACCGCTGGGTTGGCGTCGGCCGCACCGTTTGCAATGGCTTCGGTGAACACGTCGCGCAGCTCGCCGAGCACGCGGCACGCAGATGATGGCGTGAGCTGTTTCAGCGCTGCCGCGATCTCATGCGGTTTGATCGCGCTGATCGGACGCCCGCCCCATAGCGCATGCACACGCTTGATGTTGGCCCGGCGATTCTTGATGGCCTGGGGGTTGTAGCCGCGCTCGCCCAGGATCTGCTCATACGTGACCAGCCAATCGCCCAGCGTTGGTGCTGCTGTGGCCACTGCAGGCGCGGGCTCGGCAGCGCCTGCCGCAGGGCTTGCCTGCGCACGCAGCGCTGCCAGCGCGAGGCTCAGCAGTTGTTCGAGTTCAGCGGTTGTCATAGTGACCGGCAGGGGAGGGGAATCAGCCGTCCAGTCGGACGTTTGCCAGGTACTGCGCAATGCGGGTCGGGGTTGCAACCTCAAGTTCGTTGGCATCGCTGCGCAGCTTCAGCTCGTCAAGATACGCAGCCAGCACCAGAGCGTTTGCGGCCGTGGCGGTGTGATGGAAATTCGACCCAATGCCGCCGTTGGTGGCAATCTTTTGGACGTATGCCCGCGCTTGTGACTCCAGCGCCCCGACAGCATCCGTGGCAAATGCGGACATGGATGTGGTGACGGGGGTAATGATTCCAATATTGCCCCCCATCCCAAGGGCAGCGGGGGCCTGCGCGGCAGGCCCATAACCCCCCGCCGACGCCACTTGTAGATCGGTCGTAAACACGGTTTGGATGCCCGATGAAATGGCGGCATCTTCCAGCATCGAATCAATTGCCCCTTGGTTCGGCGCCCAATGCATCCAGCTGGTGAACCCATTGGCTTTCATCGCCGCAATGCCGGCGGCAAACTCAGCCAAAACCATGCTGTTGTCGGTTGCCGAGAAGCCGTAGTTGTAGCCCCACGTTGCGCTGCCAGCAGACGCAAACGTGATGGCATTGGTATTGGCCAGCGCGTCGGCTTCGGTGTTGAACAGCTTGAATGTGGTCGTGCTGGCTTGACGCACCCAGTAAGTCGAGCCCGATGCCAAAGGCGACGGGGGCGTACCAAACGCCTTGATGGGCACCGTTTGATTGCTGGCAATCGCAACGATGTCGTGCGCCGTAGGCGTCGTGATCGTGCCGTCAGTTGCATGGTTGATCGTGGCCGATGCGTACCAGGGCGATCCAGACGGCCCCAGCAAACGGGCCCCCGCGTTGGACACGGCAACCGGGTTGTAATGCGTTTGCCAGCAGATCTCCCAGCCGGCGGATTGCAAAGTTTGCAAGCCAGCGACGGTTTCAAAGCTGCTGATGCCGCTGCCAAGGTAGCGCGTCAAAATGAAACACGCGCCCTTGAAGCCAAACAGGCTCACCAGGTCATAAGCGCTGTAGCTGCCCGTGGGGACGGTCACACCGGACTGGCCCACATACGGGCTGCTGAACGTGTAGGCCTTGCTGCTGTAGAGATTGATCAGGCCATCATCGAACCGAATCATCATCATGGCCTTGGGCTTGGCATTGGCGACGATGCCGCCGAAGTACGCCGTCTCGCCGGCCCTGAGTGGCGCGGTGCCAATAGTTGCCGTGTCTGATACGCCAAGATCGACGGATGCACGCATGCGGATGTAGCCGATGGTGTCGGTGCCAATCGTGAAGGCTGTATTGCTCATGGCCGCGACATCAAGCTGGTAGAAATGCCAGCGTCCATCGGCTTTGGCATTGAAGCCGGTCAGCAGGTACTTGCCAAAGGTGTTGTCAAAAGCAAAGTACACCTTGATCGGGACGTTGCGGTAGTTTTTGCGGGCGACGTTTCGCGCAGGAACTTTGGCCCACACACCCAGGGTCTTGAGGTTCCCCGTCGCCAGCGCGGTGATGGCCTGATTGACCGTTGCATTGCCGGTAGCGCCAGTGGCGATGTCTACAGTGCTGTCGCCAGCGATAGATACCACGGCCGAGCCGCTGGGGTTGTTTGCCGTGGCGTCCACTGCAAAGTTTGTCCCGGTGACAGTGCCGCGCCAGTCGCAGATAAGCGTCCCCTTCGAAATGGCGTTGCGGTACTGATCGGCCGATGTGTTCGCATTCCAAGCCCCTGACACCGCCCCCCCACCAGTCCGACCGCGACCGCTCATGACCCGTCTCCGAGATGGATCACGACCGCCTGAGACCCACTGGCAGTGCGCAGGGGCAGATGTGTGTTGCCCGGGCCTTTGGCAAACGGCTGCAAGCTGCCAGCAGGCACCCGCACACTCGTCAGCGTGGCAACAGCATCAGCACCGCCAGCTTTGATGTAGACGTCCAGCGGGCCGGGGTTGTCCACCATCACGTCTTGCGCCTGAACAGCGCGGCCGTCGCTCACCAGCGGAACCACCGCCGATGCAGTGTTGGCTGTGACGGGTATGCCATCCGGGCCATGGCAGGGCCAGTTGTTTGCAGTGCTCATGCCAGCACTGTGCCCCGCGCACGCGCGGTTGTCTGTCTATACCGGTTTAACTGATGGTTAGACTGATCAAGCCGCGGCGTGGACCTATAAGCTTCCCTTAACCCTGCATGCCTCCGCCTGAATGCGCTTCCACAATGCGCTGTCGGTATTTCGTGGTGCATCCAGGGCACTGGCGGACTGCGCTTCAAGCTCCTGAAACGCCTCGACCACAGCGGTTGAATCACCGCAGCGGTCAGACCCATGATTGCGCCAGTAGTTGGCGATGGTGTCTTTGACGCGTGCGCGGTTCACCGCTGCCAGGTGCCTGCGACCGGCTTCAGGATCGGGTGGTTTAGGCCACATCGACCACCCAAAGACCACCAGGATGGGTATTGCCATCAAGCCCGCCAGTTTCAATGCCTTTCGATCCACGACCTCATTGCTGAGTTGAGTCAGCTCACCAACGTTGGCGCTGTATTCGAGTGGTCGCCTGGCAGGCACTGGACGCGCGCCACTGGCGGTGGCCTTGGCATAGATCGCGCCACAGCGTGGGCAAGCCTCAGCCGAATCACCAGAGGCAATGGCATTCATGTGGGCGCACTTCACACATGTTCTTTGCATGCGATTTCTCCCTGACATCTAGGCGCCGTCTCGCCGGCCCATCCTGCGTGACTCGATCTTCTCGCAGTAGCGCTGCACACGCCATAGCTGCACGCGCGACAGGTGAGTGATGCGCACGCCGCCGAACTCACGTTGCATGAACTGCTCAACGGCGGCGCGGCGGTCGCCGCTGGCTTCGACCAAGCGCAATACCGTCACCTGCAACTGCTGCAGCTCAGCCATGTCACTGGCTGCAGGTGGCGTTACTGGGCCCTGCATCAGGGTCAGCGATTCAACCCGGCCGATCTGAATCGCCTGTCGACCGTCTGCCCGCTGGTCTACAGCTACTGGCTCTTGTCGAGCCGCCCTTTGATCTTGGTCTGGTCGGCTTCTGACGAGCCTGCGCAGCCATCCTCCCACCCACGACAGCATCGCTCTACTTCCTCCGTCCTTTGGCGGGCACCTGCGGTGTTGGCACATGGTTGATGCTGCCAACGTAGCCGTACTGCACGCCCGAATCACCGTGACTGGTCTGGACCAGCTTGCGCGGCGCAGCTGGTGCGGCAGGCGCCCCCATACCGGCAATAAGCGCCATGACCCCAGCCTTTCCACGGGCATCGAGGGCACGGTAACCCTCCAGCAATGTGGCCTCGCCGTCGCGCAATGCCGGGGGTGGCGTTACGCCACCTGAACGCAAACCGGTGACGACATACAGCACATCAGCACCTATTCCCGCGAGCTGGGCCAGCTGGAACGCATCCGGAGCAGTCTTCCCGCTCTCCCACGAGAACAGCGTCTGCTTTGTCGTACCAGCAACGGCAGCGAACTTCGGCTGGCTCAGGTCCAGCCGCTCACGCTCTTCACGCAGTCGCACACCGATGGTCATAAATATTTTCCCACTCTACTTGCATAGGATGTATTTCTTTCCCATAATTAGGCCCACAAGAACGCACTTGCGCTCACCTGAAGAACCACCGCATCCCCTCAACTGCTGAGCCATTCAAGTCAAGACAACAACCTTCGATCTGGGCACTGGTGCCCACGATTAAACGCGTCTTTTGACTCATTTTCACACCATGCCAAAACACTCTCATCCTCGCGGCCCCAAGCCGCAGCCCAAGCCCGAAAAAAAGGCCCTGGCCAAGGTACGTATCGAGATGCAGGCGGCCGGCATCAGCGTGGCCGAGTGGTCGCGCGCCAATGGATTTGCCCGCACCACGGTAGTGGACGTGTTATTGGGTCGACGCGCCGGCCATCGCGGTGAGGCGCACCGAGTAGCCGTAGCCCTGGGCTTGAAGGAAGGCCAAGTTGTGCAAGCGTGGCGACGGACAATTATCTTGAGCGCTCAGCGACAACTATCTTGAGCGGTTGACGCACGCCGCCGGGGTGCGTTTTGCGGTCGGGTTCCTACAGTGATTGCCATCCAGTGGAAGGCGATCACGGTG